TTTAGAAACCAAGAAGTATTATTATATGCCTGCGAAACAAGAAAAACCGTTTAAGATGACACTTAACGAAGCATTAGACATGGCAAGGATTGATCCTGTTGCAACGAAAGCATTGAGACAGAAGTTAATTAACTTAGATGTTTTTAAATTTAAAGTAGATGAGTTAACTTTAATTCAGCGTTTAGCTGTTTATGATTTACTAGACACAGAAGAGTACAGAAAGATTATTAAACTATTATCTTCTGAAATTATTAGTGAGTATTTAAAATGATGGAAAACAAAAACAATGAGTTCCCACTTTGCTGTGATTGTGTGTTTCAGGCAGAGGTTGAATTTGATGGCAAGGATTATTGTATAAGATGTTTAAAGGAAGCTGTGATAAGAAAACAGAAGCATAAAAATCAAGACTTATACATGAAGAAAAGAAAGTTTTAACTTAACAATGGGGAGAAAACTATGAGACCAAAACCACAAAACGAATGGCGTAAGGAAGTAAGAAGTTTAATTCAACCAACCATGTTTCAGAAAGTAAATGCATCTGACTCAGCTTTTTTTAAAGCCGGATTTAAAACAGGTTATCGTTTGGCATTGCAGCACATTGGCAATTACAAAGCTATGGAGTTTTCAAGAAAGCGCAATGTTAAGATAACAAAAGTATCGCCAATCATAGATGCTATTATTTACAGAACTGCTAGTCATTTTGGGGTTGATATTAATTTAATGTTGTCAGAGAAAAGGGATAGGCATTTAGTTATTGCAAGAAGTGTTGCTATAAATTTATTAAAAGAACTAACTCCTTATTCGTTGCATAACATTGGGGAAATTTTGGCAGGCAGAGACCACACTACAATCATTCATCACATCAGTTGCAAAGCCCAAAAGAATGGACTGTGGTTTCCTTATTTTGAAATATGGAATAGTTTTAGTAAATTAAAACTAGAACTAGAAGCAGATTTTAAAGTACAGAAATGAAACCGGAAACAATTAAATTTGAAAAGATAACTAAAGATATATTAGATTCTTTTGAACTCAATTCCCATGAGAAGATTATCTACGTTATCTTAAAGTCTTATGAGCATGCTCCAAGAGGTATTAGAGTATCGCTTAAATACCTACAAGAACGCACAGGGATTAAGTCTAGGGGTACAATCATCAAGTATTTGGATCGCTTGCAAAATTTGGGGTACGTTGCAAGATTTAAGACCCATCTAGAGCAGACATCAACTTACACATTGGATAAATCAAAACGCCAGGAGTCTATTAAGCGTAATAATGAGTTCCGTAAGTTTATTAAGGTAGGTATTAAAAAGAAATCTACTAAGAAGCACACATCTAAAACAGATAATATAATCAGTATTCTTTAGGGGGGGTATGTTCAAAATTTGAACAGGGGTAGTCCAAAATTTGGACTATATATATACCTATATATATATACCTATATATAATCTTATAAGTATATTTAAGTATATAAGCATATATAAGCATATAAGCTTATATAAGCTTAAGGCAATCAGACTAAAGCATAGCTAGCACTCCAGAGGTTATTGTTTATTTATTAAAAGGGGGGATAACTGCAAAGCCAATTGTATTTATATCAAGATATGGTAGGTAGTATTTAGCCATGACACAAGGGAAACGTTGCGCCAAAAAATGATTGATACTCCAATAACAATAGATGAATTTGATAATTACTTAAAGACATCATCATTTGTTGAGAAGATAATACCAGGAGTTAAGAACAATAGATCGCCTTCCATGTTTAAGATAATAGGAACAGTCCATTATGATAGTAAGGACTGGGGTTATCATGATAAGAAAAATAAAAACCTAAAAGCAACACCTAAGCAGCTGTCAATTTATGAGCTTGTGATATTCACATTGTTAAAACTAGATAAGGACAACAGAGAATTATTATCGCTGCGAAACTTTCCGGAACGCTTAAGCATTAGAGAACTTAATAGAATGTATTTAGACTTAACGTTTAATCAGCTTAAATATAGATATAGACTAGCTCTATTTGACGCCTGTAATTTAGTGAACAGAGTAGGATATCAAAGTTTAATATCTAAAAGCAATTAATATTTATTTTATAACGATTGACAAAAAGAACATTTTAGGTACAGAAATCTGATAGTATTGATATTTTTATATCCAATATAATCTTAATCTTAAATCTCTCTTTTTATCCCCTAAACATATAGATTAAATTAAGATTTCAAGTGGAGTGTTGCTCTCCATATACATTGTTATCCGATACTCCACTTGATGAAACTACATAAGAACGTAGTAGGCAATTAATATTAAAATATTAATACCAAATATTATTAAAGCTGTAATTGGTGTGTCGTTATCCATAAATTTTAATATGTTATTAAATATAGTTTAAATATTTACTTACATAATAAAATAAATACATAGAAGAATATGCAGCAGCAATAACACCTATTGCAAGCAAGCATTGTTTAAGTTCGTTATTCATTATGCTGCTTCCTGTTTTTTATTATTTAATCTACTTTGTATTTCTACAATAGCCCATTTAGCTTGCTGTTTATCGTTGCCAGCATAATCGTTATTGTTAAAATGCTCATCAAGATAATAAGCTACTATTCTTAACAGTTCATCGTTGGATATAACTTTTATTTGTTTTTTATTCATTAGTTTAGCTCCTTAGATTGATTGTTTATAGTACCGAACATAATGCCTAATCTTTTCATTAGAGGTTTATAAGATTTAATAATTCTTACACCTTCTGCGCAGTAATGAAAATATTTACTACCTTTATCTTTTAACAAAGGAACTTTATTCTTAATGAACTGTTTATGAATAAATATTTTTTGTTTAATAGTGGCGTCTCTAAGGTAGTGTCTATAGTCATGATGCCAAAAATAAGCCAAGCCAAAATATTTATGAGTACCAATATTTGATTTGTCTATTTTCTGCAGCTGATTAAAATTATCAAGATTTAATTGCATTTGATAATTTCCATAATCAGTCATGGCGTCATTTACATTTTTATAGAACTTAGAACGGAACTGAGTTTTTATCATTAGTTTATATCTCCGGTTAATTGTTAAGCTGCTTGTTTATTTCTATTAGTATCTAAATGATGAATACAATTTCCGTACTTATCAAATAAATATTTATTCATTTCACAATGCTCCTGGATGTCTCTTTCATCCCACTCAGAAGCATAGTCATTTTTTACAATTGGCTTTCCTTGTTCGTCAAGATCGCCAGTTTCATATTCAAAAGGAATTTCATCAAGCCAAAGTTTAACTTTAAACTGAGCATCTTGATTTAATTCTTTATACTCATAAGCATTTACTTGTATTGTTCTCATGTTTTATCTCCGTAGTTATTGTTAATGATTTGGAGTAAATCACAGCGTACACATTAAGTCAACACATCTAGACAAATTATTTAATATACTTATCAACAAGAACATAATAGGAACACACATGGCAAATAAAACAAAATATACAGAAATACTTTTTGACCAAATATGTCAGGAGCTGGCAGAGGGTCAATCAATCAGAGAAGTTTTAAACACTAAAGAGAGACCAGAGCGTCCAACTTGGGAATGTTTTAGACAATGGATTAATAAATACCCAGAACGAAGAGAGAAATATACTCAAGCTAAGCAAGATGGATGCGAATATCTTTTAGCTAATGCTGAAGAGTACATAAACAAAAGTATTAATAAATCTCAGAATGAAACTGATAAGAACTTGAGACCGGACTTAGCCCAGACACATTTAATCAAAGCTTATTTAGATTTAGCAAAGTGGAAGAGTGAGAGAATAGCTTCAAAAGTATATGCTAAAAAGGACAATTTAAGCTTATCTGGGAACAATAAAGACCCAATTATCATTAAGTGGCAAGATTAATTATTAGTTGTTTTTTAATTAAAGCTGTTGATTTGATTGGATAGTTGGAAGATAATTGCAAAGTTCACACACAACGTTGCACATACAACTTATACGATATTAAACATAAACATTATTATTATTGCTATTGCTTGCTCATTTAACAATAATTCCGATAACGTTTAATTATCGGAAATGCAGCATAGGTTGTATTGCGCCAGGCAAGCTAGCGTTTTATCGTTTTAAAAGGCAAATATGGGGGGTTTTGTTTAGACCCTACCCCCAAAGCAATTTCCGGCGGCGTCAATATAACGTTAGAAGGTACACACATACAAACTACAAAAACCCAAATGAAACATACAAAATACAAAGCGCTAGTAATGGTTGATGAAGTTACCAACTCAGTAATCGTTATGTTCAATGGCTTTGAAGATTACGAAGATGCTTGGAGTTTTAGTCAGCACATTACAGAAGAATTAGAACTAGATAAGATACCAGTTGCTAAACCCTTAACTGTCCATTAAGGATAGGGGGGTTTTATTTAAAAATGCCAATATTTGAGATTCCATACAAGCCAAGAGAACTGCAAAAAAAATTGCATGATAATATCTCTAAGCACCGATTCTCCGTATTGGTCTTGCACCGAAGAGCAGGTAAGACTGTGATGTGTATTAATCACATGATTAGAGATGCGATGTACACCAAGAAGCCAAACTCTAGGTACGCATTTATCTCTCCTACTTTCAAACAAGGTAAAGCAACAGCTTGGGATTACATCAAAACTTTTGCTGGCAAGATACCAAGTGTTAAGTTTAACGAATCAGAATTAAGAGCTGACTTTCCAAATGGCGCAAGGATTACAATTCTTGGCGCTGAGAATGACCAGGCATTAAGAGGTATATTTTTAGATGGTTGTGTTTTAGATGAAACGCAAAGCATTGCACCAAATCTATTTCCTGAAATCATAAGACCAGCTTTGGCAGATAGGAAGGGTTGGTGTGTATTTATTGGAACGCCAAAAGGCAAAAATTATTTTTTTGAATTATACCAATACGCTCAAAAGACAGAAGGTTGGTATTCATCAATACACAGAGCATCTGAAACAAAGATACTAGATGATGATGAATTAAAAGCTGCAAAGTCAATCATGTCTGAGGATTTGTTTGAACAGGAATTTGAATGTTCTTTTCAAGCTGCAATAACAGGTTCTTACTATGGAGCTATTATTGAGAACTTAGAAAAGACAAATAGAGTTATAGAAAATTTATACGACAAAGCGCTGCCGGTTGAAACATGGTGGGATTTAGGAATGAATGATTCTACTGTGATTTGGTTTGCACAGCGACACAAAGGTGAAATAAGATTAATAGATTTTTACGAAAACGCCGGCGAAGGATTAGACCACTACGCTAATATTATTGAAAGCAAGGGTTATAAGTATTCAAGACATATTGCTCCACATGATATCAAGGTTAGAGAACTAGGGGCTTATGGAAAATCAAGGTTGGAAACTGCCTTAGAATTAGGTATAGCATTTGAGGTTGCGCCGAAACTATCTTTAGAAGATGGTATTGAAGCAGTAAGAAAGGTTTTGCCTAACTGTTGGTTTGACAAAAACAAATGCCATTATGGTATGGAATGTTTAAAATCCTACCAGAAAAAATGGGATGACATAAACCAATGTTTTAGGAATAGACCCATACACAATTTCGCAAGCCATGCCGCAGACGCTTTAAGAACAGGCATAGTGGGTTATGGAATTGAGATGACAAACTGGAAAAAAAAGATAGAAGTAAATACGAATTATATTATTTAATATGGCAAAATTATCAGACACAGAAATTAAAGCAATTCTTAATGCAGAAATTAATGGAGCATTAGGTTATCTTGGTGGTCAATTATCTGAGCAAAGAAAAAAATCTATTGAATATTATCTAGGAGAAAAACTAGGAACTGAAATAGATGGTCGCTCACAAGTTGTTTCTACTGACGTTGCAGATACAATTGAAACTATACTTCCAAATCTTCTTAGAATTTTTACAGCATCTGACAGAACTGTTGTTTGCGAACCAGTAAAAGCAGAAGATGTTGCTCTTGCTGAACAAGCAACAAATTATATTAATTATATTTTTAATAAAGATAATCCAGGTTTTACAATTTTATATAGCTGGTTCAAAGATGCTCTTTTAGAAAAAAATGGTATCGTTAAAGTTTATTGGGAAGAGACAAAAAAATACGAACATGAAACTTACGAAGATTTAAACGAAGATTCTTACCAAGCAATTATTAATGATAAGAATGTAGAAGTTCTTGAACACATTGAAGAAGAAGATGAATCTCAAGATGAACAAATAAAAGCGCTAGAAGCAATTGCTGCGCAACAAGGTCAAGCTTTAAATTTACCAAGACCAAAACTTCATAGCATTAAAATAAGACGACACTCAGATGAAGGTAGAGTTAAAATTGAAAACGTACCACCAGAAGAATTTTTAATACAAAGAAACGCTAAAACAATTCAAGATGCTAATTTTGTAGCTCATAGAACTACTAAGACTAGAACTGAATTAATTCAAATGGGATATGACAAAGATGTTATATCTGCATTACCGCACTCACAAGAAATTATTTTTAACTCTGAAAAACTAACTAGGTATTCTGATATAGACGAATATCCTTTTGCTTCATCACCAGACTCTTCTACAGATGCAATTGATGTTTTTGAATGTTATGTAAGATTAGACTTTGATGGAGATGGTCTTGCAGAATTAAGAAAGATTACAGTTATAGGAGATACTGCAGATAATATTTTAGAAAACGTTGAAGTTGATTCTATTCCTTTTTGTTCGTTAACTCCAATACCAATGCCACATAGATTTTATGGCAGATCAGTTTCTGAATTAGTACAAGATATTCAATTAATTAAATCTACAGTTTTAAGACAGTTGTTAGATAATATGTATCTGACAAATAATAATCGTATTGCGATTATGGATGGAATGGTAAATCTTGATGATTTACTAACAGCTAGACCAGGCGGAGTTGTAAGAACAAAACAACCACCTTCTCAAGTTATGTTACCAATGCAGAACCAAACAATTTCTGCTCAAGCATTTCCATTACTTGAATACTTAGACACAGTTAGAGAAACTAGAACTGGTGTTACAAGATATGCGCAAGGATTAGACGCTGACAGTTTAAATAAAACTGCAACAGGAATTAATACTCTAATGACGCAAACACAAATGCGTATGGAGTTGATTGCTAGAATATTTGCAGAGACTGGCGTTAAAGAATTATTTGAAAAGATTTTTGAATTAACAGTTAAATATCAAGAAGTAGAAAGATTAGTACAATTAAACAATGTATTTATTCCAGTAAGACCAACTGAATGGAAAGATAAATATAATATTAATATTGTAGTTGGATTAGGTTCTGGTTCTAAAGAACAACAATTAGTTATTTTAAATAGTATTCTTGAAAAACAAATGCAAGCATTTAATTTGCAAGGCAATAAAGAATATCCAATGGTAACGTTAAAGAATATTTATAATACGTTATCTAAAATGATTGAAAATGCTGGTCTTAAAAATACAGAGAATTACTTTGTTAATCCAGATGTGGGTATGCAATATGTTCAACCACCTCAACCACCGGCTTTAACACCTATTGAAAAGATTGAA